GCCTGCTTCGTTGTAAATTTTGTCTCTTGCACAGTTCCCCCAATCTAACGCTAGTTTTGCTGCTTCCTCTTCAAGGGCTTTTCCTTGTGTGTGGTAATCGGCTATTCTTTTTTCAAGTATTTTCATGCCTTTTGTGATTTCGTCTGCTAATAGTCCTTTTCTAGTTGTATTGTTGCAGTATTCTTCGAGTATACTGTCGATGCTTACAGTTGGCATAACCGGTAACTTGGTTCCGTCTTTTCCTCCTGTTACAAAATCTTCCCAATCGTCCCAGATGAGTCGGTACGGTACAAAATAGGATATTAGTTCTCCTTTGATTTGGTGCATAAGGTTTGTCACAAAAGGCGTAAACTGAATATTTATTGCTTGTTGGCTGTTTATGGTTTGCGACGGTTGTAGTTCTTTGAAAAATATAGGTATTAGTTTTCCCATATTCCCGCTGGTTGTTGTGGTTTCTCCCATTGCTAGTGTGCTAAATGGTGTGGTGATGTTTGGTTTCCCCAGCGAGTAACCGTTGTTTTGGTTTAATGTGTTAATGTTAATCATAGTTTGCATCCTTTAGAAGACTTTTTCTTCTGTGATTTCTGCTGTTTCAGCAATAATAAATGTTGCTGTTTCGAGGTCTTTTTGTATTTCCTCTAATTCTTTGGCTTTTTCTTTGTCTGGTAAGCTGTTTGTATTGAGCTTTTTGAGTGCTCTCATCTCTTTTAGTGTTTGCTCTTTTAGCTCGATAGGTGCAAAGCTTCCAATATTGTTGCCAATTTTAACCGCAAATAGTTTCATTCGTTATGCTCCTTGTACTGGCACTTCCGCCGGTTTTATCGTTTCGGAAGCGGGCGTGTTTTCCTTGACTTTATTAACGCCCGTTGACACCGCCTCTTTTTCGTAATTCAAGAATTGTTGTTTCTCATAGTTGTTTCTTGCGCTGTCAATGTCTTTTCTAAGTTTTTTGTACGTTTCTGCCTGTTGAGGATGTATGTTTACTCCAAGGTTATCTAGTGCTCTTTGTTCTGCTTCTTCTTGTGTTAATCCTCTGCCTACTCCGTAAGCCTGTAGTTGCGCCATATACCCCTGACTGATTGCTTGGGCATAAGTTTCCTGAATAGTTAAAATGTTGTTTGCTTCTGCTGCTCCGAAACGTCCTGCCATTATAGTAGCCCCTCAATAAGTTGTTTGATTTTGTCGATGTTAGTTGCAATAAAGCCTGCAATTAACCCAATGAATCCGAGTATCATCATTACTACAGATTTTTTAGTCATAGTTTGTACCTCCTACTAATGACATTGTTGTATAATACCCAGCCCTATGGTGATTAGTGCTGTTATTATTCTTTTGATTATTTGTTCTTTTGTTTCTCCCATTTTAGTTCTCCTTGTGTATTGGGTTTAGTTGTCCATCCTCTTTCTTTATCCCATACTTTGTTTTTAAGATAGTTAACTTCATGGTCTGATAGTATATGTTCATAGCTATTGTTGTCAATATAGCTGTAGGTTCGCCATATTTTGCCGGTTTGTATGTCTTTTATCCATTCTGTTATGAATATTATTAGCCCTCCTGTTTTATCGTAAAGGTTTTTTCTTGTTTCAATGTAGAGTTTTAGACTCTGTTTCCATTCCATAAATTTGAAGATGTTTTTAAATTCCTTTATCTCTTCTTTGTGGTGTTTTTCTATCCCATTCTTTTGGGTTATAATTTTTATTTCTGTATATACGTTGATAGTTTGTTTCATTTTCCTTACTCCTTGGTTGTTTGTTAGGTTACTTTTATTAAATTACGTTTTAAAGTGTTTGTCAATAGGTTTTGTGAAAATATTTCAAAATAATTTTTATTTATTGGTAAATGTTTTATAGTACTTACAATTGATTAGCCTTTATCGCTTAACAAGTGGCCTGTTCAGGGCGTTCCCATTAACTTTAATCCGTTTGACCTCAATGAACCTTACCCTTCCTCGTCCTCTTCTATATGTTTTCATTTTGTAGCGTCTGGTTTATTTCCATTTTCTGACGCCGTCCAAATGTTCCGTTCATCATCTTGTAAATTTTTAGTCGTGCTTTTTCCTTTTCGCTCGCTCTGTATTCTGCACTCAAGTTTCCTTTGTATTCGTGGGTTTTTGCGTTTGATGTTCTTTCACTATAAAATATATCGTCTTTGAAGCGTCTGTTTTCGCATATTTTGGATAACTGTTCTGGTGTAAAACTATTTACTATTTGCCATGTTTTGTGTGCTCTTAATTGTTGCAAGTCAAGTTGTTTTAACTTTTCTTCGTAATATGCTATCGTTTCAAAGTAGTTTTTGTCCGTTGTATCTTCTTCCATAATTTTGATAGTTCGTTCTATTTCTTCTCTCTGTAGTTCGTATATTCTACTGGTATATTTTCCGTTTGGATTAGGTATGAAGCGATAGTCTGAATGATAGTATTTTTTTGCTCCTGTGTTCCGTTCTACAATAAGCGTTTTCCATTTTATGATTAAGCCTTCTGTTCTTTTTAGTACTTTTAGATAGTATCTAGGTATCGGTACTTCTGTGCCTTTGTATGATATATGTCCTGTTCTTAAAAAGTCGTCTTTGTGTTTTTTTGCCCAATCTTTGCCAATGCCTTTGCTCGCTCTTAGGTATGGTGGTAATCTCCCTTTTTTGTAGTAGTATTCTTTCTTTGAGTAGCTATCTAACACTTTTTTACTGCAGTATCCTACGGTATATTGAATTCCGTACTCTGTGACTGGTTTTGTGTCTAAAACTGTGTTACCCATGCCCCAGAGTTTTTTATATGTTTCCTCGGTTATGTCTGATGGTTCGAGTCCGTATATAATGGCGTGGTAGTGTGGTCTATGTCTTAGTGTTCCATATTCTCCGCAATAGATGTATTTTATCTTTTTCTTGTTTAAATGTCGTTCTATGTATTTTCGCAGTCTTTTGAAAAATAATGTCATATCGTTTGGTCTCAAGTTTCCTTGTGCATCGTTGTCGCTCTTTTTCTGTATGGGTAGTCCGTCTACTCCTTCTTTTGGCAGGTATCGTGGTTTATATGTCAGAGTTAAAAATATAGCCTTATTCTCATGGCTGTTGAGTTCGTGTGTTCCTCTTAGTATCCATTCTAGCATCTTTTTGCGTCTGCATAGTGGACATTGTCCGCATGGATGAATTGAGTTTTCGAGTATTACTGGTTTTAAGCATCGTGAGAATAAGGTTTTGTCCATTACTTTGCACCCCAGATTGTTGAAAATATGCTTGTAAACATTTGTATATATTCTTTTGATAAGCTGGTTGTTTTGTCGAGTACTAGCATACGTCTTGCAAAGTCTTTTATATCGCCGTCTATCATGAGTATTTCTACTTCTTTCTGTATTTTGGTTTTTGCTTCTCTTGTGATAGCAATTTTTTCGAGCGTTTCAGTTTGTTTGATAATCTCGTGTACTCTTTCTTCTTTCATGTTAAGTACTTTCTGTTGAAATACCTTGATGTTTTCGTATTGTGCTTTTGTGTTCGCTATTAGCAGTGCTCTTTTAAGTGGTTCTGTTGTTATCATTTCCTTGACATATTTTGTCTCTGCCTCTGTTTTTGTTATGTTTGCGGTTTTTTCTTCCACTTCCTTTTGTACTTTTACAATCTCTTCGAACTTTTTCTTTGTGTCCGCGTTGAGGTTGTTGTATTGTGCTTCCATAAGTTTTATTTCCGCTTTGGTTTTTGTTATTTGTGTAAGCTGTGCTGATATAGCTGTTGCTTGTTTGCCTACTTCGTTTAGATTTCTACTAAACTGTTTTCGTCGTTCTTGTTCTCTGGCGCCGAGGCTATCGAGTAGGTTTATGATATTTGTAGCGTATCTACTGCCTATAGATGTATCTGCTATTGGTGCCTGTTGAACTGCCATAACGCCGGTTTGTGCACTTGCTCCCTGTACTCCTGCAAGCATTGGATTGATACCAGCTGCTTGTAAATCTGCGGCTCGTCTTTGTACCGCGTTATCCTCTCTCGCTCGCATAATAGCATTTTGTTCGTTTTGGTTTGCTATATTCGCAGCGTTTATTTCTTTTTGTGCATCTATATTAGCTTGGTTCATTTGGAGGTCTGTTTGTTTACCTTCTTTTGCAACCTGCATTTGTTGTTTTGTTATTTCTTCGTTTTGATCCATTGCTTGTGCATTTTGTATGGAACTTCCTATAAGTGAACCTATTCCTACTACTGCACCAATTATTGCGGTTATAAGGGCTGCTATTGCCATTGTCTTGACTCCTTTGTCTTTTTTTAAAAGCCAGAGTTTTAAAAACTCTGGCTTGTCTTTCTCTCTTTTAAATTGATAATCTTACGTCTGATGTATACGGTAGCGGTATTGCCGTTGTGGTCGATATCGCTGTAATCAGTATGAAATCCGGTTGGTTGAGATATTGTTTTACTCGTGATAAGTCTGGCCGGCATTTTACAATTTTTTCAATTGTAGGTTTGTTAATTTTTCGTGCTAGTGTGTAGCTCGCAAGTCCAATCGAGTTGCTTGGCCGCAATAGCCCTGTAACTTTGTTGATGCTGGTTCTGTATTCGTCGTAAATTGCCTTATAACCTACAATTTCCGTTTCTGGTGCAAATGGGTCTATCTCGTTGCTCATGATTGCAATATCAGGTAAATTCACCATCTCCGGAGTTGGTAAATCGAACCGTGTTTTCTTTTTCATCCATGCCGGATACCCCTGCTCATAGCTGTTCGCTGGTTTTACTATGAGGAAAGTTATGATAATTCCGTGTTCTTGTGCTTTATAGCCTATGTGCATGTTGCTGCCGTTGCCCCAGAGTTGTCCTGTGATATTGCCTTGTTGTGTTTGGTCGCTTGTTCCTGCTGATGTTTGTACGACGCCTTGTGATGTGATGTTGATTTCGTTAATTCCAATAAATTCCGATAATTGAAGTCGTGCATCTTGGATACGTACGTTCCATCGTGCTAGCAGGTGTTCGGCATATCGTGGTCTTATGCGTGCGTTGGCCGCGAAGTAATTCATCAATGCTGCTGCTGTCATTACGTCGGTGAATTCAATTTGTTCGCTAGGATGCTTTATGCTCTCTGGGTTTTGCCTGTTTGTTTGAGATATTGATAGATGTTTGAATTCGTTGCCTAAGATTTTAAATACCGGGTCTCCCGATGCGTCTTTCCCAAGCTCGAGATATGAGTGCTCTATGTTTGGGTTTAGTGTGTCGTAAAACTGTTGTCCTCCGAGTACCGGTATTGTCGGCATTGCTCCTCGTATTTGATATCGTCTCGCTCTGGTAAAGTAATCCCAATCGTAGTTAGCATCTTCAATGGTTACTGCTGCTGTGTTGTCTTCTGTAATGTTGATTTCGTCTTCCCAGTCTGCTAGGCGTATCCAGTCGTTGTATATTTTTCGGTATGCTCTGAACGGTAATGCCATTACTTTAATGTCGATGGCTTTGTTACCTCTTTCTCTAAGTACTTCGTATACTGCTTCTATCTGTACTTCTGAGCATTTTTTGAATATAAAATATACAAAGTGTGCAAGTGCAAAAGGTAGTCCTAGGTAGTCCCATTGTGTCCCTTGAAATATGAATTGTATTACGTTTTCATATACAAGCATTTCATGTGCTAGTAAGTCAGTTCTACCACTTGTTGGTCCCAGATATGGATAGCCGTTTTCTAGCGCTTGGGTTGCTTTATCCCATTTGTCTTCTGTGTTGTTTAGAAAGGATTCATTTCCGCCTGCTTTGTTGTAAATTTTGTCTCTTGCACAGTC